CTTCGATCGCGTTGCAGTTCGTCGTATATCACAAGCGCGCCGTCGTAAAATAACATAGCGCAGCCTTCCATTTGGAGCAGACGGTTCAGGAATACGAAGTCCGTCATCCGCGTTTGCTGTATGTACGGATAGAGTTGATCGGTTACGCCGTATATCTTAACCGCGAGCCCGTGCTTTTTTGCTATATCGTTGACGAGCTGAAAGAGCCGCACGTTTTCCCACGATTGGCTGTTGATATTCTCGCCCGTCGGCGGCATAGCGGTCGCACGAAGGGAGAACAGCCCGTTCTCCGGCGTTATGCTCGTTATGAACATTTTGCCGGTGCGGGCCGCTCCGTCGTTTAGTTGAATTGTGTCCCCGCAAACGGGGTGCCATTTGTCCCAGTTTGTCGCCGCGTCGCTGAAACGCAGAAGAAGCTGGTCGGCTTTGTTTTCCGCATAAGTTTCGGCTTCGCAACGGTTGATTGCGACTTTCGTCGTAATATCGACGCCTTCGTATATCAAATTCATGAGCCGCGCCTCCACGGTGCAAGCGTTTCGGGCAGAACGATGTCATCATTCACGGGGATCGTCAATACGGTGCCCGCGTCAAACGTCAGTACGTCGGCATAATCGGGGTTTGCTTCGATTAAAAGGTGCGCCTTTTTTTCGCTGTCGTACACCTGCAGGGCGAGCTCGTCGAACGTGTCGCCCTGCCTTGTGGTGTATTTAATAGACTGTAACGCGGTCATATCTGCCGACCTCCTTCGTCCTGATCCAGTTCTCGAGCCAGTCGAAGAACTCGCTCTCGTTTTCTTTCAATGCTTCGAGGACGTCCTCTTTCTTTTCCGATTTTACGCCGTTGACGGTGGGCGACCATGTAAAGCCGCTGAAGTCGTAATAGATGATCGTCGTCTCGGTAAGTTCGCCGAGGCTGAAGCCGTCCATTTCAATGAGCTGTCCGGCTTGCGCCAGTTGCGGCGATTCTGCTTTGGCGTTTTCTGCGGCGAGAAGTTCGACGGAAGCGGCGGTCGCCGCCTTCGCGCTTTCGCTCACGTCTAAGGTGCCGACCACGCCGAGTAGTTTGCCCGCAGCTTCCCACGTTTCAATGTTCCGCTTCCTGTATGCAGGATCGAACGAGATGACGGCTTCGGTGCCTTCCTCGCCCGCTATGCTTACGCCGTCGGTAAAGCCGCCGGTTGCAAGTCGTGGAAGCGAAAGGAGCGGGATCTCCGGGATCGCCGGAATGCCGAGCCACGTCCACGCTTTACTGAGCCCTTGCGTTAGCCCGTTGATCATTTTGATGAGGAAGTTGATGCCCGTCTCAACGACGGTTATAAGTCCGTTTATCGCGCCCTTGCCGAGTTCTTTGATGCCTTCCCAGACGTTCGCGAACACGTCCTTGATATTTCCCCACGCCGCCGACCAGTTCCCCGCAAATACGTTCTGCACGAACTCCATGAGCCCGCCGAGAATATTCGTGAACATTTCAATAAGCGGACGCAGATACTCCAGCGCGCCGCCGAGAACGCCCGAAAACAGCCCCGCGACCGCTTCGATGATAGGCTTCAGCGGTTCGAGAGCTTTGGTTATAAGCGTTTGGATCAACGAGATGATCGGCTTCAGTATGGTGTTTATGAGCTGAAGCAACGGCGTCAGAATTGCAAGCACGACGTCGAGGATCGGATCCAAAAGCGAGAATACGATGTCGAGGATCGGCATTAGCGTGTCGAGCAAACTGATGAGCAACGGGAGCACCGCCTCGACAATCGACGTTATAATCGGCATAACCGCCGCCAGAACCTTCTCGACGAACGGAAGGATCTTGCTGAGCAGTTTGCTCACTACCTTCATAACCGCCGACAAAAGTTCCGCGATAAGCGGAAGCACCGCGCCGAGCATTTCAAACACGGGCTCGACGATAATCGCGACCGCATCCACCAGCTGAATGACAACGGGAAGAATGTCCGTTATAATTCGCACCAGCGGCGGGATGATTTTCGTCAGAAGCGAGTCCGCGATTTTTACGACCGGCGTCAGCAGCTCGGTCAATAGCGGCGCAATTTCCGTCACAATGTTGTCGATGAGCGGAACGAGCACCTTAACCAGATCGTCGATTATCGGGATCAGGCTCTCCATGAGTTTCCCGACGACGGGCATCAGTTCGTTCAGCGCGTTGAATAGCGTCGCCGCGATAGGTTTCAGCGCGACTTCCGCCTGCTGTTTGAAAATTTGAAGCTGTTCCGCGAAGTCGTAAGTGTCCGCCGCGCAGGCGTTAATCGTTTCTTGATTTTCCTGTAATGCGGCAGTCAGAGCGGCAATGTCAAAAGTCCCGTCGCGTATTGCCGCCGCCATAGTTGACGCGGCTCGGGTTCCGAACGCTTCCGCGGCGAGCGCGGTCGCGGTCGTCATATCTTTCGCGTTCGTTATGGCTTCGACGTATAGATCGAGTCCTTCCGCCGCGCCGATGCCGTGCTGTGCGAGCGTAGCGACCGACTTTTTCATCGCGGCAAGAACTTCGTTTGTATTGACGCCCGCCTTTTCGAGTTGCCCGATCATAGCCGTTGCTTCCTCGAAAGAATAACCCATTGTCTGGAACTGGGCGCCGTACATTTGCAAGTCGCTCATTAGTTCCGAGAAGCCGACGCCCGTCGACTGGCTGGCTTTGAACACGAAGTCCATCGCGCCGCCCATGTCTTTGGCGTCAATGCTCCATTGTTGGAACGCCTTCGACGATTCCGCGACGACGTCGCCGACGTCCTCGTCGAGCATACTCGCGACCTGTATCGCTTGAATAGATAGATCCTGAAGCTCCTCGCCCGTTAAGCCGAGAAGCGTGTTGTAGTCCGCTATAACCGCCGCCGCATCTTCCATCGCGGTAGGGATCGCGGAATATACCGCAGAAAAATCGTTCATAAGGGCATCGAGCGCGTCGCCCGTTGCCCCTGTGCCGATCCTGATAGTGTCCTCGACGTCGTCGAAACGAGTGCCGAGGTTTACGAGATATTTGCCGGCGGAAAATATCGCTTTACAAGCGACCGCGACGCCGCCGGCGACTCCTGCCCCGACAGCGAGCGCCTTCACGTTGAGCTTGTCGAGTTTGCCGATAGTGTCCTGAATAGAGGATGCAAGCGTCGGGCTTACGTTGCCCGCGATTTCAACGACGGCTTGCAGTATTTTGTTTTTAGCCGCCATGTGGTGTTACCTCCTGCGCTTGGCTTTGCTGATTTTTTTCGGCGCGTTCTTTTGACGCCGTTCTGCTTCCCGCGCGAGATCTTCCGCCGCTTCAGCGTAGTCGACCATGAACTCGGTCAGGCGTTTTTTCTCAAGGTCTACTATGCTTGTGTGGTAGACGCGGGCGAAGTCTCGGATGCATTTTCGGATTCCGCGGCTTCCGAGTCGCCCGCCGCCGAGGCGATTATAAAATTTCTTCCGATCTTCATAACGCTCATCACGTCGGGCCCGCTGATCCTTTGCAGATCATTGTAGTCGTACTGCGGGTTCACGGCGATGATCGCCGCAAAGCCGAGATAGAGATGCATCGAGTAGTCGAGTTCGACGGCGCCCGCATTGGGGGCACCTTTGGATCCCGACGCCTGCGACTTTTTGAACTCGGCTTCCGCGAAGCCTGCGGGCGTGATTTCGTTGATGTCGTAGGTCAGTTCTTCGACCTTTGCCCCGTTGATAGTAAGGGGCTTTTTGAGCTTTATGCTTTCCATGTGATTTGTCTCCTTATAAAAAAATTACCCCGGAGGAGAGTGTCCGCCGGGGTTGTTCGCTCTTAGAGCATCGACGCGATTTTCTTGTAATAGTCGACGCCGCGAATGCGGCAGATCTGGCTGAGCCTGTCAATGCAGAGAAGCTCCTCGCCGTTGACGTAAAGCTGGTAGCGCGAAACCGCAAGCGAGATCTCGCTTTCGATATTGCTGCCGACTTCGATCGCAGTCTGGGGGATGCCTTTCGGAACCGCCGTCAGAAACGCCTTGCAGCCTTCGGGCTTGGCGGTGCCGTCGCCTTTGGTTACGTTCTGGACGTAGCGGAACTCATAGTTGTGTTTTTCGGGCGTGAGCGCGCGGCTCAGTCCTTCGTCCTGTCCGACCTTCGTAATCGACGCTTCCATTGCTTCGAGAAGCCCGACGAGCACGACGTCCATCGAGCCCATCGCCTTTACTTCCGACGTCAAAAAATTGACCGCCGGCAGATTGATGGAGACGTCTTTCGCGACGAGAACATTGTCGCAGTAACAGGTATCTGCGAGTATAGCGTTTGCTTGATCCATTATGCTTCACCTCCGAAGTAGGTCGAGAAGCCTGCGTCGGTATAGCAGACGACTCCCGTCGCCGATTTAAGCGGCGGCGTGTTGGTTGCGGCGATGTCCCAGCGGAAGTTCCCGTTGAGAATTTCGCTCTCTTCGTTATTGCTGTCGAGGAACTCGACCTTCGGGCTTCCGATAAGCGCGCCCTGCGCGACAAGCCCGTCGAGCTTTTCCTGCTCGCGGTTCAAAATCGTATCGCGGAGCGCGGTCGTCATGGGCTGGTCGATAGTCGTTCCCCATTCTTTTTGGAAGCTGTTCGCGATGTAGAACAGCATAATCATGTTGACGTCGAAGATCTCGCGGGCTTTGTGGCTTCCGCCGAAGGTATAGGCTGCCGTGTGATCTCCCCACGTTCTCCAGTTGCCTTCCCAGTAGATCGCCGTCGAGATGCCGTGAGCGGTCAGTTCGTTGGCGTCCTGCTTATCGAAGCCGGGGAGATTTACGCCGTCGCCGAAGTAAAGCCCCGTAACCGCGAGCGTTTTGTTGCCGTCGGTCTCAAAGGGGACGTTCCCGTTTTTCAGATCGCAGCGCAATTTTTCGACGAGCGCCAGCGTGGCGAGATGATAAACGTCGCCGCCGTTCTTCGCCTGCGGCCAGAATACTTTGGAATAGCCCGAGTTGTAGCTGTTGTCGTCTTTCCATTTCTTTGCCGCCGCGATGGTTTTCGTCGCCTCGATAGGAAGATCGGCATAAACGAACGCCGACCAGTGTCCGTTGATATTCTGCGATGCGGCGACCAGCGCGGCGTAAACGGCTTTCTTGTCGCTCCAGCCGGGCGCCGCGAGATAGGTCGGGATGACGTTGCAGGTCTGGTAAAGCAGTTTAAGCGCCGCAATACCCGTGATCTCGCCGTCGGTCGTTTCCCCGCCGATTACGGTCGTTTCCGTGATTTCGTCGTGATCGACCGTGTAATACGAAAGTGCCGCCGTTTCAATAGCCTGCTCGCCGATGTCGGTAATGGTAAGAATACCGGTGCCGAAGTCGAAGCTCAGCGTGTAGTCGGTGCCGAGAACTTTGTCCTCGATCGCGACCGTCGCGAGAATGATGTCGAGCGCGGGAAGCGTTGCTTTGCGGTTCGTGAAAGTGAGCGTTTTCGTCGTTGCCGCGGCGCTTTTGTTCTTGTCGGGATCGAGTACGTTGATAACGTAGATCGGGCCGACATTTCCGTTTGCGTTCGCAAAGTGAGCCGCCACCGCTTCGCATAGCGTGTACTTTGCCCACTTGGTAGAATCGGAGAAGTGTCCGATCTTTTTCACGGCGTCGCTCAAGTTGCTGATTTTAACCGGCACGTTTACCTTGCCGGAATAATCGGAGAGAAAATTAACGGGCGCGGTGCCGATATATACCGGCGCGGTGCCCGCCTCCGAAGCGTTCTTTGCAATATCGTCGCCGATCTTGCCGTAAACGCCATACTTGTAGTTGTCCATGTTATTAGCTCCTTATAAAAATTTTTTATAGAACTCCGCCGTTCGGGCGAGCCCTTTTTCGACGGTTAGAATCGCCCACGCTCCCCAGTAGGGGTAAAGGTCGACCAGCGCGTCATCTTGTTGGAATTGCCCGAAAGTGATGCCGAGCTCTTTGACGACGCGAAGCGCATCGTCAAAATATTCGGCGTTTTCGATTGTCTGAAGCGCATGATCGACGAAGTTCCAGACATCTTTCCAGCCGTCGGCGTTTCGCGTAAATTCTTTTGCGCCTTCCTGCGGGTGCTTTCCGGGGTTCCATACCATAAAGCTGAGCTGGATCTTCATCCGCGTGTTCGATTTAACCATATCGTCGGCGCCGTCGATAAGCTGTACGACGACCGACGGGATCTGGTATTTTGTTTGGGGCGGGGCTTTGCTTTTGCCGGGTTGAAAGAGTGTGTGAGCCACGGGGTTAACTTCTTCGTATATTTTGACGTCCTCGTCGTGCGGGGCTTTGAGCTTGATTTTGTCGCACACGTTGGTTTGGAGCCAGTCGGTTATCTTCTCCAGACTTTGAACGATGGTCATAGCTTGCCTCCTTAACCGAGATTTTGGAATATGAAAATTTTCGCTATTCCGTAGTCGTCGCGCCACGAAGCGATGAGATAGTCCCGCCCGTCCACGTTCAGGCTTTCGCCTGCCGTGCGTTGAGCGGGAAGATCTTCGCATTTCGCAAATAGAACGAGGTCGCCGCGCGTAAGCCCGAGATCTTCCGCCGTTTTGGAATCTGCCAGAACGGCTTCATCCAAAACAGCGGCGATTTCTTTGCCTTCAACGGTGTGCTGTTCTCCGAACTCGCCGAGATTCAGGAACACATCGCGGTCGGCTTTGAGCAATTCCTTAAAGTCAGTCGACGACATCGCCCGCACCGCCGACGGTGGGAAGTTCTTCCCTTGCGGCATCAATCGCGGCAATAATTTCCTTTTTGGTCGTCATTGCGGAAGCATCGACGCCGTATTTTTCGGCGATTTCTTTAAGCTCGGGGAGCTTCATTTTGTCGTTGTATTCGGGAAGCTCGGGAGCTTCCTGTTCGTCGGTTTCGTCGCTCGACGAAGGCGCGGGCGCACCGTCGGAATCGTTTACATATTCCGCGACGCCCAGCTTAACGAGACGGGCTTCCTGTTCGTCGGTAAGTTCCACGGTTTCGCCTGCGCGAACGGGGACGATGACGGAGCCCTTACGGCGTCCGTAAGTACCTTTGATAATCTTGACCATACCGCCCTCCTTAATCTTTGCTCGGGTTGATCGCATTGATTACGATCCACGCGTCCTTGTTGTTGGGAATGCAGAGAGGGCACGACGTGAGATAAAGTTCGCGCGTGTTGCTTCCCGCGCTGCCGACGAATTTCGGGATTCTTTTCCCCGTGTAGGTATGGAACAGGTTATCTTCCTGCTCAACCTGCGAAACGGCGCCGTAAAGAGTACGACCGCATCCGGGCGCGGTAAGGATCGCCTTGCCTGCGGGAATGAAGCTGACGTTTTCATCGTCGTCGTTCGTGTAGGTGTCGCTATACTGAAGAACATCCACGACGTGTCCGTTGCAATTCAGGCGCGCGATTTTCGTCGCGCCGTTGGGAAGTTTCTCGGGATCCACACCGCCGATATTTATGTTCCGATTGTCGAGAAGTTTTTGGATCTCGGCATCGTGCAAAATAGTCGAGCCGACGTCGGGCGCAACGATGAGATCCGTCGCAGGCAGTCCTTTCGCCGCCAGATCGCCGCAGACAACGGCGATATCTTCGAGAATTGTGGCTCCCGCCGCGTTCCAGTCCGTTGCGGGCGTGTACTGCGCGGGGTTGGTTTCTCCGTCGTAAAAACGGATCTCTTTTTCTTCGGGTTTGCTGGGATCGTCGGTAATGTGCTTCATGACGCAGCCGTTCGTAAGAAGCGTTTCCGCCGCCATAGCTTCTTCGCGGCGACTGATCATTTCGTCGAGATCCTCGAAGTCCTGCATCATAAGCGTTGCCTGACGCTGAGCGGGCGTCAGCTTCGTATAGAGCGCCTCGCCGAAGCCGCGCTTGTTAAGGTCGTCGATCGTCATGGTGCGCTTGGGCGCGATATAGGGCGGCGTGTAGCGTTCCATGTGATGACCTTTACGCAATACGGCGACGCCGCCTTTGCGGGGAGCAACGAAAGGCGCGAGTTTTTTGCTTCCGCTGCGATATTGCACGAGCACGTCGTCCGTTGCGAACAGATCCGTCGATTCGTTCGTCGGGAAGTAACGATCGCGAAGGAAGGTGTGCAGAGGGTTGAGCTCCTTAACGAGCAGGAGCATGGTATGCGTTTTGAAAATGTCTAACATGATTTTGTCTCCTTTTTATGCGTTGAGCGCCGTATCGAGAAGAATGCCGACTTTGCGAAGTTCTTCTTCGTCCGAGTGCGCGAGGGTGTAACCTTCCGCAACGATGAGTTTGTTGCGATTAAAGTGTCCGGTGCGATAAGCGACCACGATGCAGTCTTTCGTGCCGACGGTTACATCGTCGGAAAGGATGCAGTTCGCGGTCAGGTTTTCCGTCTTGGTGCTGGCGCCTTCTCCGAAGGTTTTCGCGGACGTGCCGAGCACGACAACCTTGTTGTCGGCGTCCGAAAGAGCGAGCACGGTGCCGCGCTTCAATATCGTTTCCGCCGCCTGAGCTCTGAGCGTTACGTTGAACACGTCCGCTTTGGGTTCCGCGCTGTTGATCAGCTCGTCGTATTCAACCGAGCCGACGTTTTCATTGAGTTTCGTCATCTTCTGGATCCTCCCGTTTGAGATTTGTAAGCGTCAACGATTCCCTTAAGCTCCGCAGCGTCGTCGCTTCCGGTGTCGCCGTTGCCGCCGTTAGGGTTTCCCGAGACGTCTTTCACGCCCGATTTCTCCCCGTCGGATGCGAGCGCGGTAAGGTGCGCCGCGCCCAGTTTTGCCTGTGCCTGCATAGCTTTGAGTGCGAGCTGTTCCGCGGTGCAGGCATTCGCGCCGTATTTGGCGTCTGCGATAAGCGCAGGATCGCCGATTTGCGACTCGATCTCTTCGATCGCTTTCAATCTGGCGCGCTCTCCGTTTACCGCGTCCGTGCGGGCTTTCTCGGTCGCCGCCGTCTCAATAGCGGCAATGATGTCCGGGAACTGTGCCCTGAGTTCTTTTTCCGTCATGGTTGTTTCTCCTTTGCCGCTGACGGGCGGCTCTTTTTTATTTACTGCTGCCGATTCGGCAGAAGCATCGGGTTTGACCGGGATCGTCCCCGGTATGTTGTGGAAGGCTTTCACGTCGTGGCGAACGCCCGCAACGAGAAGCACCTTCTTGTCTGCGCTCAGGCTCATACTCGGGCCCGCGTCCGAAAGCAAAGTATCCGCGAATTTCTTGTCGACGGCATCCTTGCCGACCATCCACGTTTCCGCTTTCATCATAGAGCGGAGGGATTCGATTTCGAGCCCCGTCTTTTGGTGGTAGATCTGCGCGATTGCGCTGTTTGCCGCCTCGAGATTTTTTGCGATTTTCTTGACGTCCTCGGCGGTCATAAAGTCGACCACGCAAACGGCGGCGCCGTGGATCATGATCATACTTCCGGCGTGAACCTGAACTTCGTCGCCGGCACAAGCGATCACGCTGGCGGCGCTTGCCGCAAGCCCTTCGATGATGACCGTCTTGTGTCCTTTTAGCGATTTGAGCGCGTTGTGGATGGCGATGCCGGTGTATAGATCGCCGCCGCCGCTGTTAATTTTCACGACGATTTCCGACTTGTCTTTGATTTGCGCGAGATCGTCGAGGAAGCCCTCGGGCGTTATGTATAAGCCGGGAGCGGGTTCGCCCGTCCACCAGTCCGTCGGTTGCTGACTGCACACGTCGCCGTAAAGCGTGATCTCTGCCGAGTCGCTTCCCGCGCCCGTGATTACGTTCCAGCATTTCCGCGCGGAGGCGGGGTTCGGGCCGTTTGTCAATTTGATCCTGTTCTTCATGTAGGATCTCCTCCTTGTTTGATTTGGTTTAAGATTTTAGGAATAAGCGCCGCGGCAAGCGCATCGAGTGAATCGCCCTGCTCGCTTTTTCCTTTTGTCTTTGAAAGTTGAGCGTTTTCGTCGGCAAGCTGCTCGACGTTGCCCTCGTAACTGCCGCCGTTAAGTTTGACGGTCGACTGTTCGCGTGTGCTGAATCCATTCTCGCAGGCAAGGGCTTCGGCTTGGATCTCTTTGACGGGATCGAGCTGTCCCTGCGACGGGCCGATCCATTCGGAACCGAGCCACGCGGCTCTGATAGCGGGATCGAAGAAGAAGCCGGGAGCGAGAATACGACCGCGAGCGACCGCTTCGGAAAGCCACACCTCGTAAAGCGGGCGGCAGAAGTCGTCAACGAACCATTCGCGCCACATTTTGAACGCTTTCCACGCTTCCAAAAGTGCCGCGCGGCTGGCGCTGTACGACGCATTGAACGCCTTAAGAAGAAGATCGGCAGGTATTTCCAAAGCCGCACCGACCTGCTTGCAGATAGCCTGAACGAATGCATCAAAGCCGCCCGCGGGGCGTTTGGGATCGCCGAATACGACATCCTCGCCGGGCTTCATTACGTTGATCTGACCGGGGCCCATTTCGTATTCGTTTTCGTCCGTGCTGATTCCCTGCTCGCTCTCACCTGTCGTACCGTCCTGAACCTCTCCATCGCCGACCTCATTAAACGGGAACGCGCTCGGATCGGACTCAGTTTTTATAAACGCCGTGAAAAAGCTCTCGACGACCGCCGCCGTAAGTTCGCTGTCGGTATAGCGCCGCAGTTGCAGAAGCGGCTCGATAACCTGTGCCAGATAGGTTACGCCGCGATATTGCTCGGGGCGTTCCGCCTGCATAATGTGGAGCACGTTCGGAAGTCCTGTCTCTTCGCCGTATGCCACGACGCGCACCCACTTCGTCTCTTTCGTCGTTTGCTCGAAGGGGTAAGTGTTGCGTATATGGTAAGCGACGATTTTTCCGTTCTTGTCGGTTTCGACGCCGTCGTAAATCATGTTGCCGTCTTTCGTCGTGCCCTGCGTCAGATAATTGAAAGCCGAAGATCCCGCGACCGTATCAATGGGCGTAGAAAGCCGATCAGCTTCGATTATATGGAAACGCAAGCCGTAGGGGTTGAGCGACGTCGGTTCTTCATGCTGTAACAATACAATGACATCGCCGGAGAGAAGCTGGGAAGAGAACGCGAGCTGTTGCGCCGTGTAAAAATTATTGATCCCGATCGCGTCGCAGTTGACCTTACTCGCCGCCCAGAGCTCGAACTCTTCCTCGGTTCGTTTTTGCCAGTTTTTCGCTTGATCTGCAGAAAGCCCGAGCCGCTCCCTGTTGATCCTGCTTTTGAGTTGCAAGCCGCAGCCGATGACATTCGTGCGATTCGTCTTGATCGCCGACGTCGCGAGCGGCGCCGCCATATAGAGCATACGAGCCCGCTGTCGAAGCGTTCGATTGTTCGCGTCAATATCTTCGTGCGCCGATCCGCTCGACGCGAGGAAGCCCTTCAGGGCTTTTTTGGAATAACTGGCGCCCGCGTCGCCGTAACCTTTGTTAGTAGGTCGACGCGGTCTCGCGCCGAAAGGGGCGAGCCTTTTGTCGTCTGATTTGTTCATATCGTCTCCTTACCAGTCCCGCGGAACCACGCCGACCGCTCGACGGGGCTTTTGTTTTGTGATCATCGCTTCGAGCTCTTTGATTTCGTCCTCGAGCTCTTTGATTGCTTTCCTGACCGTGCTCAGGTCGGTGTTGTACCGCGCAAGGTTACGCGTTCCGACGCCGTAGCTTTGGACTCCGCCGCAGAGCATTTCCTTTTCGCGGGCAAGATAGCAAGCCAGTCGCTCACGCTTTTCCGTGATCTTTTTTTCAATTTCGGCTTTATTCATACTGCCTCCTTTTACCAGTCGTCGCCGCTTCCGAGATGTTTATTTTTCGGATGTGCGGGTTTCTTTTTTGCCGCAGGCGCGGCGGGTTTTTCTTGGATGCCTTTCAGACGGTTCTCGATCGCGGTCAAATCCGGATTGGCGAGCCTGAACGCCGCGTTCGCATAGTTGCGACAGTCGAGCGGTTCGTTGCGTTCGTGTCCGGGGATCTTTTCCCATACCCATTGATTGCCGCGGCGTGTGCGCGTCAGAACGAGCCGCTCCGATAGAAGCCCTGAGAAGTAAGTCGAATCGTATCCGCGATCGCCGAGCGGAAAGTGCGAATAGTTCCGTCCCGGCGTTTGCGTCGTCAGCTTCTTCATAATCTTTGCTTTGCCCGCGTCGACGCCGAGCGTATAGAGCCAGCAAAAGATCTTTTTGTTGTCTTTCAACGGAACGCGCGACGGGATCCCGACATACGGAATATCGGGCCCGCCTTTGCCTTTTATAGCAAAGACGTGCTTCGCGAGACGTTTGCGGCAAGCCGCATAGACTTCCTGTGTATAGTGCCCGCCTGAATCGACGAAGGTGCAGCTGATTCGGAGTCCTTTACCGTTTGCAAAACGATAGACGTGATCGACAACATCGTCCAGCCGTTCCCAGACTTCCTCATTGTCGGGGCGCCCCATAATAACGCCCTTCGTAATGCCCCAGTCCTCGCCATAGTGCCCGTAACCGACAACTTCGTATTCGAGACGATTGTCCTGCGTATCGACGCCGCAAGTGAGCGCGAGCACACCGTCGGGCAGTTCGGCTTTGTATTCTTCGCGCCGCGCCATCACTTCGTCCTCGTTCTCGATTTCGCCGCGTTCTTCCCAGAGCTTACCGAGTAGTGTGTTATAAACAACTTTCAGCTTTTCGGGATCGTTGCGAGCCTCGAGAAAGCGAAGCACGATAGTCTCCCACGTTACCCACGGCGACGAAAAAGCATTCAACCAGAACGAGCGGATGCCTTTCTTGTATGCATCGGGGTTTTGCGCGATCCATTTCGCGGGCTGATTGCGGACTTCGTCCTCGGTGCTTATAGCCCCGCACGAAGGGCACACCCAGAATATCGAGCTAACCGTGTATGTGATTTTATTGCCGATTTTTTTCTCTTCGGGTAAAAATCTGATATTATCGAAAATTATGTCGTGCCACTCTCCGCAATGGGGGCATTTTATGCACCAGCGCTCTTGGGTGCCGCGTTCATACGCCGCTTCGATATTGCTGCTTCCTTTGATCGTTGGCGTCGAAACTTCGACGGCTTTCTTGTTGTAGAATGTGGTCTGGCGGGCTTTGGCAAGTTCCCACGGATCGCCTTCCGTGCCCGCGCTTAAAGCCCAGCGGTCTCGTTCATCGCCGAATATGTAACGAACAGGCGTCGACGCAAGTGCGGACGCGGTGTTCGAGCCGGTAAGCGTAAGCATACCACCGGGGAACGCTTTCTGCAGGAGCGTGTTGCCGCTGTCTCTTGTTTTGACATCCGAGACTTTCGACCGTAACGGCTTACTGTCGCGGATCATTGGTGCGATTCTATGACGTGAGAATTTTCGGGCATCATCCAGCGTCGGCTGTATATACATAGCGGACGCGGGATCTTGGTCGATAACGTAACCGATGCAGTTAAGCAAAAATTCAGATTTGCCGACCTGCGAAGCCGCGACCATGACTATGTTCGTAACTTTCGGATCGTTGAACGCATCCATCGGCTCTTTGAGGTATGGCGTCCGCGCGGTTCTCCACGGGCCAGCCTCGGCTGAAGTTTCGGGCGAAAGCCGACGGTGTCGGTCAGCCCATTGTGAAACGGTTAGGTCGTCAGGCGGTGCAAAATTGCGGACGGCGGGCGCGATTGCTTTATTGAGAAGCGCCTCAGCCTGTGTCGTCGTCATCTTTCAGGAGTTCGCTCCAGCCCTGCCGATCGCGGACGCGCTTCTTATACGCGGCGGCGTCGTACTTGTAGTTCGAGAGCTCCAGCAGGATCGCGTAAACTTCCTGCTTGATCCTTTCAGATATTTCCGCGGGCTTCGTGATTTTTGCGAGGTCGATCGCGAGCCGACCGGGAAGCGCGAGCATCATGCCGCGGATGGTAAACACGAGATCCGTCGTCATAGCTTCGACGTCATCGCTGCGGTGCATCTCGCCGCGGAGCTCTTTAAGTTCCATATCGGCAAGCTCTGCCTTCGTAGCGCGATAGTCGGCGTCGGCTTTGATTTTGCGGCTCTCGTTTTCGGCGTCTGCCTTGCTTTCGCCTTTTTTGGCGACCTTTTCCTGCAGATAAGCAATGTATTTTTGAACCGTCAGAAGTAGATCGTAGCGGCGTTTTTTATCGACGAGCTCGGTCGTCAGAATCCCGTCCTGCGTGAGTTGCTGAATGCGCCGAACCGTCAAATTGAACAGCTTCGCGACCATTGCCGCTTCGACCATTGTCCGCTTCGGTTGCGAGGGCTGTGTTGCCATGATTACCTCCTTTTTTGCGTAACGAAACGATTGTAAAAAATTCTCCGGGACTATGCGAGTTCTGGGCTCGCGAGCACCGCAAGAGTAAAATATTACCGACAGTACCTGCTGGAAACTTTGTGGGCGCTCGCTGACGCGCTCCGTGCCTTAGCGGCTTTGCTTTTTTCTCTGAGGTACTGCCGATAATAACAAGATAAGGGGGCGCCGCAGTTGAGCAACGTCGGCGCATAGGGGTGGGCTATTTTTTTGCGTATCGGTCAATGTTATGCTGTAAGCGTTTTAACAGCAGATCGTTGAGCCTGACCTTTATATCGGCGGCGACCTTCTCATTGCCGATCGTCTGCGGTATGCTTACCGTGCGGATCGCGTCAATAGGAAGGCGCGCGTCCGTCGTCCTTTTGAACGGGATCTCCGTCGTGCCCAGAGCCCCCGAGGGGGCAAGGAAAACGGAACTGCCGAGAGCTTTCTTTTTGCCCTTGTATATGGCGGCTTTGACCGTGTATTTCTTACCGCCCGCCGGTCGCGTTCGGGGCGTCATAGAGAAGTGTGTAGGCGTAAGAAGGCGACCGCGATATACGAGCTGTATGTTTTCCATACTCACGCCCTTGATCTTGATCTCCCCGACTGTTTTCGCACCGCCTTTGGCTGCCTTACCCGCCGCCGTCACTTCGCTTGATTTAATCGCATAGACGGCTGTAACTGCTTTGGTTACCTGCGCGGGGGCGCGGGCTTTGCAGTCTTTGACGGTTTGGCTGACGGCTTTCTGGATGTCGCTCTGCGTTTTTTTTGCTTTGGAAAGAACGCCGTCCAGTCCGGGGATGCTGATGTTTAATTCCATAGCCGCCTCCGAAGCCCTGTTGATAATTGGAAGCGGCGACCATAAATAGCCGCCGCCCGCCGTCCCGCTCCGATAGCGGGATCTTTCCGTAAAAAGAAAGCCGCGACGAGTTTCCCCGTTGCGGTTCTTTGACAGCATACACTATAACACACCCGTTTACTGCGTTTCAATGTGATTTACTTCTTTTTACTGCGTTTTACTGACCTTTTTTCAGATTTCCGCAGATTTCCGACGGAAGTCGGGCGGAATTTCGGCATTTACGCGGTTTTGTGGGTGTATAATTCGGCAAGGTTGAGTAGAGCGCGCCCGTGGGTTCTGAACATTTTGTCCATGTATTGGTCGGCTTCGAGCTCATAGTCGTCGTGTTTGCCGTAAATTCTTTGGCAGATTTCGCGCCATTCGGCGCCGTAGTAATAGCGGAGATTGATCACGAGCGTTTCGGAGGGGGCAAGGCGTTCGACGAAGGGCTCCAGCTCAGCCCAGTCGGCGGCGATTTCGTTTTCCTTTTGTTTTACTCGTTCTTCGAGAGCGACCTTTCTCAGCACGACGCGCTCCGTTTCGCTCGTTCCGTCGCCGCTTCCGTGTGGCATTCCCGAATAATCAATAGCGCGCGGGCTTCCGTATGCATCCGCCGCATATTCGAGCTCCTGCTTCAAAGTGGCAAGTTTTTCGAGCATTTCCCTGTGCGCGTTTAATCTTTCTTTGATCGCTTGTGTTTTCTTCATAGCCGCCTCCTTAATCGTTACTGTCTATTTTCTCGAAAATTCTCTCGTATTTCTCGGGTGCGACTTCCCTGCCGTCGCGGATGAGTTTGACGTCGCGGCTTCCCGTTATGCGGTGCCAGCGTTTTACTTCGACGTCGGTATATTGCGGCGTCAATTCCATCACGAACGCCTGCTGACCTTTCGCTTCGGCGGCGACAAGCGCCGTCCCGCTTCCTCCGAAGGGATCATACACGCCCGCCGCCCATTCCATATTGTCGAGAATGATCTCGAAAACTTCCTCGGGCTTTTGCGTGGGGTGCAGTTCGTTTCCCGATCGCGAGCATTTTATCACGTTTCCGTAACCTTTGTGATTGTCGAACTTCGTCTTGCTTCGATTGCCGAAAATAATGAGCTCGTGCTGGGATCGCCAGCCGACGCCCATTCCCGGCGTTCCTTTGTCCCAGACGATCATCGACTTTACGCCGAAGCCTGCGCCTTCGATAAGGTCAAACAAATACACCCACATTCGCCAGTCAGTAAAAACATAAGCGTATTGGCACGGAATATCGGCGAGAGCTTTGGCGATAAGGTTCTGATAGCCGCGCGTGGAAAGGATGTCGTTCGCGATTTTCGGAAGCGGGCCGCCGTCGGCGCGCATTGTTCCGATGCTTCCCGTGCTTTTGCCCGTTTCCTGAAAGCCGCCCGAGCAGTACGGCGGATCCGTCAAAAGAGTTTGCGGAGCGGCGCCGTCGAGCAGTTTTTCGCGATCTTCGGGGACGGTTGAATTTCCGCACATAACACGATGACGCCCGCCGAGGATCCAGATGTCGCCGTATTGCGTAACGGGTGCATCGGGAGTTTCGGGAACGTCGTCGAGATCTTCCTCGGTTTCGGTTGCGGCAAGCGTTTCGTTTAAGGACGCGGCTATTTCCGCATATTCGTCTTTTGAGTAGCCCGACAGCCCGAAGTCTAAGTCGGAGGCGTCAATCGTTCCGAAAATTTCGATGAGCATTTTGTTGTCGGTTTCGGCAAGCTCGGCGATGCGGTTGTCTGCCGTCAGATCCGCAAGTTCCGCCGCCTCCGACTCGTAGTCTTGATAATCGACGGGAACTTCGTCAAGTTCTTCGAGCTGAGCCGCCAGAAGCCGCCCGTGTCCTTTCACAACGAGCCCCGAGCGAGTGCTGACCGTGATAGGGTTGCGCCAGCCGCTGCCGCGTATAATGGCGCCCAGAGCTTCGATTTGTGCCTGCGGGTGCTTGTTCGGGTTTTTCGGGTTCGGAATGAGATCCGCCGCCCTGACGATTGCATCGTGAGCGCAGTAGACGGGAATGCCCGCCGCCTGCGCTTTCGGTTTGACTGTTTTCTTCCCGCTCATACGCCGCCTCCGAGCCTGTAATGGCACCCTTCGGCGATTTTCTCGTATTTGACATTCAAAAGGTCGAGGTTTGCGATGATCCCCGCGGGTGTAAGATCGTAGTCACCGAGCACGATCTTCGTCAGTTTGGCATTGATTTCGGGCGACAGGTCGCTGTTGACGGAGACGCTCACGGGTTCGGCTCTGCCGATTGCATAACCGAGCTGAACCTCGCACCATTTGAGCCCGTGCGTGAGTTGCAGGCTTCTGGCGATTTTACGCGCCATATACGCGCCCGAACGGTCGACCTTTGACGGATCCTTGCCGGAGAACGCTCCGCCGCCCACGGGGCAGAAGCCGCCGTACTGGTCGCATACGATTTTTCTGCCCGTCAGCCCCGCGTCTGCAAACGGGCCGCCGATAGTCCACGCGCCTGCGGGGTTGATAATTCTCTCCACGGAAGCGGGAACGCCCAGAGCGTCGAGCTTTGCGTTTATGTATGCGCGGATCCGTTTCTGCCCGCGTTCGGGCTTATGGCAGGCGCTGACGAGGATCTTCTTCACGCTCTGCATAGTGGCGGGTTCGTCGAGATCGACCGTAACCTGACACTTGGCGTCGCCCAGCAAGAGCGCGGAAGGCGTTCCGACGTCTTTCTCGATTGCTTCGATGATTTGATTCACGAGATCGAAGCCGAACGGGAGCCCGCTCGCGGTTTGGTTGCAAGCGTAGCCGTACATTATGCCCTGATCCCCGGCGCCCTGATCTTTGCCGCGTCCGACGCCTGCGGCGATTTCGGGCGACTGCGTTCTGATGAATGTCTCGATCCTGTTGACGGGGTACCCGAGCTTTTGGGCGACGTTGCGGGCGATCTCTCTATAATCGACGCCTGCGCCGCTTGTGATTTCCCCCGCGAGAATGATAACGTCGTCCTTCACGAGCGTTTCGCAGGCGACGCGGCTGTTTTCATCGTTTTCCAGACAGGCGTCCAAAATGGCGTCGCTTATTTGGTCGGCGTATTTGTCGGGGTGGTATTTGCTTACTTGTTCGGTGCTGAAAAGTCTCATTTTTCTTCGATCTCCTTGTTTTTGATTGTAATGCGGTATTTTTCAGGTATGTACGGAGCCGCCACCGTGAATATTTCGGCAAGTTCCGCGTCCGTGAACTTTTGGAACTTAACGCCGCTGCCCGAGAAGTCGTCGACTTTCTTCACGGAGATGACGATCGTCGGGTTTTGCGGGCTGTTGTTGATAAAGAACTGA